CTTGGAGAGGAAAATATTTCTATTGGCTCTCCTACAGCACTTATACCGCTCGCTTTTTTGAAATATGCATCTAGTTGATTGGGTATGGCGCAATTAAAAATATCTGTGAATGTAGCTCCTGTACAAGAGTTAGCTACTGTTTTAATATTGCTAGCTGTACCAATTTTAGACACAAAATCTGCGCTTTGTGCTAATTGATAAACGCTTGTAAATGTTTGAGGTAAAACATAAGTAAAACTAATAAGGGTGCCGACAGTCGTTTCGGTGGGAAAAGGCCCTTGACCAGCAAAAGAATAATGCTGTATTTGAACAGATATTGTGATTGAAGCTCCCTTAATTAAATCTACTGGGTCTAGCGTAATATTAACTTTAGCTAAAGGAATAGCTACATAACCTCCTAAATCATATCCCCCGTCGACCCGAAGCGTTGTCAAATCGGTTAAACCTATCTCATCTATTTTTAATTCGGTTGAAAAATTAAATTGAACTGCATCGTCTAGCCTATCTATTAAATTGTAACCTTCAACATAATTTCCGTAAACCATTCGATTACCCATTAATGTTTGCGCTTTTGCTAATAAGGGTACATTGTCATATAGTCTTAATATTTCATATTCAGGAAGTACGGTAAATATTTTTTGGTTTTCAAAAGTATATACGGCAGTTTGATTATTGCCTAATCCTAAATCTACTTTGTTTAGGTTTTCTATTATTTTAATAGTAGGGTCGTTTAACTCTTTAAATAAAATCTCTATTGATTTTACTAAAGGACCTCCTGTATCATATTCTACTCTTACAGCATTAGTGCTGTTTAACATTCCTTCATTTAAAAAACTGCCTAATCCGAATCTAAAAGAACTCGATGTAAATGCAGGAGGGCTAAACTGAGAAGTTGCGGAATACTCTCCGTCCGCGTATTGATAACGATATCCAAAACATACAAACCTGTCTTCTAAAAAATTATTTTCGCTTCCTGTTTGAAAAGGAACAATAGTAGGCGCACTAGAAGGTGGCTTTTTTATTACCAATAAAGACTCTGCAGAAAATTGATCTATATATAAAGCCATCAGGATAAGGTATATGTTACGTTTTCCGTTAAAGTTATTCCGTTTAATGTCACACTACCTCTTGACTCTGGTTGTTGAGTAACGCCACTACCGTCTACATATTGGTTAATTGACGAATATGTTGCTGACCATGTACCACTATTCCCGTCATCTCCTTCTATATTCCCAGAGATAGTTGACGTACCAGGATTGCTAATTCCATTAGAATTAATTACTCCAAATGTTGTGAGATTTGAATTTACATAGGTTGAAAATTGTGTTAGTGCTAAACCGCTTGCTGTGTTGCCACCTTGAATACCAAAACCTTTTGTATATCCTGATACCCCTTGAGTATAACAATCAGTACCCGGTAATGCGACTTGTACAGTTGTAGGGGATATTCCTGTTCCGTACCCTGGCATTATTTGCGTAGGACATCCTGCCAAAACCCCTTGATGAAATCCTATATATTCATTTCCAGCTACTTGTACTTTTTCAGCCTTAAACTTCCATAAAGCGGTTTGTGCTGCAGGAGGTGTTCCTCCTAGCAATGGTTCGGCATATGTCCTTTTTATGTTTATAAATCTAGGTGGATTAAAATTGTCTGTAAAAAATAATAAATCACCAGCTAAATTTACTGAAGTAATTAAGAAAGTTGGATTAAAGTTTAATGTAGTTATATCACCCGAACCATCATCCGTGCTGACTACATGGTATGTCACTTGTGCAGTTGTCGTATTAAAAGAACATATCATATCACATTTGCCAGTGTCTGATAATGTAAAAAATGGATCATGCACAAACCAATAAATAGTTTCGTTTGCACTATCCTCAAAAACTCCTATTGCTCTTGCTGAGGCGCTAAGCTGAGTTTGATCTAAAAAAAACAATTGAGTTAATTTTGTGTTTCCTTTAGAGTTTTCTACCGACCCAATTTCTGATGCTTCTGTAGATCCTAACCTGACGTTAAGCGCATCTTCATATTCGCCATTTGGTATAAGCCTTTCATCAAGGCTTTTATTCATACGGCCAGCAATAAAATTTCGTTGCGTTCTTGCCATGTTATTTTATCCACTTGTTTTCCCCTCTCATATTCATCAACAAACGTCCAGGGTGAATGTTACTTAAACGTATTTTTGCATTTCTCAACAATGCTGATTTATCTTTTCTTGCTCTATTAATTATATATTCCTGAACTCCAAACTTACTATTTAAAACAGCGTATTTTATATATGCATAAATGTAATCTTCGAAAAGTTTATTTAAAGTAACTTGTGAATCATCACCACCTTCCATTCCGTCAGAAATGTATTCTAATATACATTGCTCATTTGCCATAGTGGAATTAAAATTAATGACCCCTGCTTTCTTATCTATAGTAAAGGTAGGGTTTATGTTAGCTGTTTCTGTATTAAGCCCATAGCGAGCTCCTATGAAAGTATCGTAATAATCCTCATTGTAAGGTGGATTATTATCTTGATCTAAATCTGCTTGATTTAAATAAATGCTTTTTAAAGACCCATCTGTTCTAGCAGTGTCTAAGCTTGATGTTTGTGTGTTTACATTATCATCAGCGTCATAAGTAAATGTAGATGTAGCAGATTGAACGTATGATAAAGCTGACTGAACTTGTATATTTTCAACTAATGGTCTTATAGTGTTGTTTTTAAATAATGACACACGAACCCAATTTATATAATCTGAAGGCAACACAAACCTTAAATCAGAATAAACAGTAAGCTGTAAAGATTTTATTTCTTTAAACGCGTCATAGTTTAATTCTTGAATACCGCGTTTTGCATGAAACAATATTTTATACCTTTCTTCGTTATTAATTAACGAATGGTTTCCGTCATACATCAATAAAAAATTATTGACTATATCTGCTAAACTAATATATTGGTATGATCCCCAATTTAAATCTGTCGGATTTACACCATCATTAGTATAATACTTTTTTTGATCTATATATGCCATAATTATTGTTCTTGATTTTGCATTTGTTCTTCAACTTGACCAAACTTAAACACATCTCCCTCTCTAATCGATATACCTGCGTATTGTAAAATTTTAGATACTAAATCATTACCATCGTCTATAGGTAGTTCAAAATCCTGATAATCAGCTTGACTCTGATCAAATATAGGATCACCATTTGAAATAGTTGTAAAAGTCCACTTCGGATCTTTCGGGTATCTTATGTATTGCGCTACCACTTGCCCCATCGCAGAGACAGTATTAGGATGTAAAGTTATATTACTAGCTTCTTGAGTGTAAGCTGGATATATCATATTAGGCGATGTAAGCAATGAGTTGTTTAACATTGTAATTTTACTATTGTTTACTAACTCTGCTTCAGCCGTCAAATTAGACGGAGAATATATTTTATAATTTTTACCCGTTGTCGTTATTAACGTGGTGTTTATAGTTAATGTTGTAGGACTTGTATATCCGACTATTAACGCTGTAGTAACCACATTATTATTAAGCACTATTGCTAAAGTGTTACCAACCATACTCGCTGTAAAAGTAGCTGCTGCATCTATTAACTCGTTTCCAGCTGAGGCGCCAGCAACAGCAGTATTTGTGCCAGTAGCCGTAACACTAGAGTAGATTAAAACTTTGTTTAAAAGATAATAATCAAATCCCGTTGTGGCTTCTGATGGCATTGAATATACATTTCCCAACCCACTTGGCGCAACCGTAGTTGATGTAGTATAGGTTTGTGCTAAACTTGATGTTGCTGAAAATGTATCAATAACCTCTTCATATCCTTTTTTAATATCCGCATATCCAGTTCCTGATAATCTTGCGTTTTCTTCGTTTATTTGTTGATTGTATTGAAAAAAATATTCATCAAATAAATCTAATTGAGCTTGTTTAGCAAATAAGTTAAAATCATTTGGTGATAAATAACCGTAGTTGTTCTTGTTTATAATTGCTAAAACTGTATTTCGTACAGAATTTATCATTGTTATTCTTTTACACAAAGATAAGTAAAAAAAAAAGAGGTCAATTTTTCATGACCCCTTCTCTAAATAGTAAAAAATAAAAAACCAGATTAAGCTATAGCTATTGCTGTAACAGTCATTCCTGTTAAGTCTACAGGCACAGCTGCGTTTGTCCAGCTTGTTTGAGCTGCAGTAACTAAAGCTGCATTTACGTTTGCTCCAAACCCTGAAGTTAAGCCCGTTCCTGTAATTGCTATGTGTTTAGTTCCGTCCATTAAATAAATTTTAGCTGCTGTAGACGAGTTTGTCTCAACAAATAAAATTTTGTCGATATCTATGTGCGCATTTCCTGCGTCATCAGAAGAATTAATTGTAATATATTTTGCCATGTTAAAAATTTTATGGGTTAAACAAAAAACAAAGATACGGAAATTAAAAACACACTATTTACATACTCTTAGCTAAACCAGATAAATGCTTTAATGCTTCTAAACCTTCATCGCTTTGAAAAAATGATGCTATAATATATATAGGATCTTCTTGATAAGGCACATTTAACATTTTCTTTTTGTTAGATGGTGTATTAAACCATACCTCTTTATTGCTATTTCTAAACTGCAAAATGTTTTTATCAAAAAACAATTGAATCTTGGCATTTAATTTTAATGCTGGATCTTTGAGTAATAATAAAAAGTCTTTAGGCTGGTTTTTAGCAAACACTAATATATCTCTTCTTAGTTCAGCGGTAGTGATAGTGGTAACATCTTGCTGAAATAAAACCCTTCCAACACTTTCAACCTGGTCTACAGTTAATTGTCTTGCTTCTATTAATGCATCAACCTCAGCATTTAGCTCCTCTACAATTTGTGCTGCATCTTTTGCTTTATCAACCTCAACATAGACCCGTCCGTTTCCTGGGTGGTATGCTAAGAATTTTTGTAGGACTTGATTTTCTTTACGCACCGTTAAAAAACCATTCTCAAAAACTATAGGCTCTAATATTGCATTATCATCTTGATCTTCTTGAAATGGAGAGTTTTGGTTTCTTGCATAACGCAAAGCTTTATTTGTTCCTGTTTTTTCGTCAAACCACAATAAAGGAAACCTCTGAGTATGTCTTGACGCTAAAATTAAGGATAGTGGCGCTGTTTCGCGCGTTAGTTTGTAGATTTTATCTACGTATTTAGTAGTAGTTTTCATTTGATTAGATTTAAATTTTATAAAAAAAGGGGGAATCCTAAGACTCCCCCGAAAAAATACTCATTTATTACTCTTGGAAGATAAAGAAGTTGTTAGCACCTAAAGTACAAACAGCTCTTTCTGACAAGAAGTTTACTTGCATGTTATCAACATCACTTGTCATTGCACCACCAGCAGAACCAGTAATCCAAGTCTTGTAACGTCTGTCTTCTGTTTCAGAAGCTCTATATCTTACATGTAAGAAAGGTCTCTTAGCATTTTTACCAAGGATTTGGTCATAAACACTAGTTGATCCAGCTGGTACAAGAAGTCCGTTTACACGTCCTGATCCTGCTCCTGTTGGAAGTCCACCTCTCATAGTTGGGTCATTTAAGTATTTCCAGTCAGTCTTGTAGAAGTCATAACCTCTTCTGAATCCAGAAAAACCTAAGTTTAACGCCATCTCTTCGTCATTGTCAAAAAGACCATATGAAGTACCATTCGCTCCGTAAGAGTTTTGTGCAGCTAACATATCATCAATATCAAAAGCAAACTGACGATCAACGAATAATACGTTCTCTTCAATTGCTCCTTGCTTATCTAGACGACTAATTACATTGTCAAAGTCTGCTAATACTGTTGGGTTTCCACCGTCCCAGATATTACCTCTTTGTTGTACAGCATAAAATATACCATCTGACCCAGCTCCTGGATCAGCAGCACCACCAGCACTACCTAATATGGCAGCAGCTCCTGAGTTAGTCTCAGCAGGTACAGCTTCAATCATTGCTGTTTCTAAAAAGTCATCAAATCTAAGTCTTGTTTCATGCTCAGATTTTAGGTACCATAGGTATCCTGTTCCGCCGTCTTCTGTCGTAATTTCAATCCATCCAATTTGAGCCATATCAGATCCAGATACGTTATAAGTATCTTTGATAATAATCGGCTTGTTGTCAAAGATGAAATCATTTGATTCAAGAGAGCCTTGCATTCCTGCAGTTCCTTTCTTAAATTCAGATCCGTAAATAAATACAGTAACGTCAGCATTACCTACTCCAGTTCCAGCAGTTACTAATCCACCGGCTTCATAAAAGTCAGCTGTGAATTGTCCTCTACCACCCCCAGCATTGTTTACTGCACTTACTACCGCTTTGTTTGATCCTGATCCATCATTTTGCACAATAACTACTGTTTGTCCAACTCTGATAACCTGCTCTGCGGCTGTAGGGTCTAGCACATCATTAACTTGAAACACCACTTGGTCTGCTGCACCAGCTCCAGCTGACCCAACATTAGTGTATTTTGTGTGTAATCTACCTTGCTCAGCCCATTTGATAAGGTCAGAGTTAGTAGGCATCTCAGCACCTACCATACGTAGGAAAGATGAGATTGTTCTGTTACCATAACGCTCGAATTCTTTTTCGTAAGTGTCTGGTAAATATTGATTTAACCAATCAAAATCTGCATTGGTTAAATAGTTTTGAGCTGTAGGAGTTCTT